ATCGCAGGTGTACAAAATATTCTATGTACTGGTGCTGTTGTCGGTTCTGTTACAACACCTGGATCTATTGCATCTGCATTGCAATATTTTGCTGATTCCGAAACTGTAGATCTTAACTTTATTTTTAGTGAAACATATTTTCAAGAATCTGACGATTATATCAATTCATCGCAAAAAACAATTGATGATGTAATTGCAACAATTGTTAATACACGTAAAGATTGCGTAGGATTTATTTCTGCTCCTCTTGATATGTCAACACAATTTAGCAATAGCGACAAAAAAAATTATTTGATCAATAAAGCAAATAACATTAACAGTTCAAGTTATCTTATTATGGATTCAACACCTGTTTATGTTTACAATAAGTATTCTGACACATATGTTTGGATTTCCGCTTGCGGTCACATGGCTGGTCTTTGCGCAAATGCTGATCGTGTTGCTGATGCATGGTTTTCACCTGCAGGTTTAAACCGAGGGGGATTACTTGGTGTTACAAAATTGGCATACAACGCAGATCAAACATCACGTGATGACATTTATAAACTTGGTGTAAATCCTATTGTTTCTTTCCCAGGACAAGGTATCCTTCTTTATGGAGATAAAACACTTCAAAGAAAACCTAGTGCATTTGATCGTATTAACGTGCGCCGTTTGTTTATTACTCTTGAAAAAGCAATTGCAACAGCAGCCAAATTTCAATTGTTTGAACAAAATGATGACTTTACTCGCAGTGCATTCCGTAATGCAATTGAACCGTTTTTACGAGACGTTCAAGGTCGTCGTGGTATTACCGACTTCCGAGTTGTTTGTGACGCCACAAATAATACAGGTGAAGTAATTGATACCAACAACTTTGTTGCTGACATTTACATTAAACCTACTCGTTCAATTAACTATATTACTCTAAACTTTATTGCAACACGTACAGGTGTTGAATTTAAAGAAATCGTTGGATAATATTATAAATAAACATAATACTAAATTAAATAAAATAATTATATGCCTAATATAGACGATTTTAAAACAAAACTAACAGGTGGTGGTGCTCGCGCCAACCTTTTCGAGGTTAAACTTGAATGGCCTGGTTCAAATGCAAAAGAAAAATCTGATGCATCATTTCTTATCAAAGCAACGACATTACCGGCAAGTAAAATAGAAAATATTGATGTGCCTTATCGCGGCCGGAAGCTTAAAATTGCCGGTGATCGCACTTATGATAATTGGAGTGTTACCGTAATTAATGATAATAATATGAGTATTCGAACCGCAATCGAAGAATGGATGAACCTTATTAATAACAACGTGTCCAACACTTCAGGTTCAGTCGTTCCTCTTGATTATTACAGAAACTTGAGTGTTACTCAACTTGATCGAAGAGAACAAAAAGGTAAAAAGTATCTTTTTGCCAATGCGTATCCAGTAGATATTTCCGCAATTGACTTAGGTTATGATAAAAATAATGAAATTGAGGAATTCACTGTTGAATTTGCATATCAATATTGGACATCATCCTTTGGACAAACTGAATAATATAATATTCTAAACTTAATAAACTCGGTGGTGCTAAAATACCACCGAGTTTTTTCCATATATAATACTATGAACCTATTCGGATTTGAAATAAGTAGAAAAATCGAAAAAACAGTTGATGCAGAATATGAGTTAAAGTCATTTGCACCACCACATGAAAATGACGGTACTGCAATTATTAATTCCTCATCAACAAGTGGATATTATGGTCAGGTGCTTGATCTTAATGGCTCAATGATTACCAATGAAAAAGATTTAATTCTTAAATATCGTAATGCAGCAAGTCAACCTGAATGTGACAGTGCCGTTTCGGATATTGTTGATGCATCCATTGTAAATGATAGTGATGGCAGTCCTGTAAATTTAATTCTTGATAATATTGAATTACCCGAAAATATTAAGGGTAAAATTCACGACGAATTTAAAATTATTCTCAAGTTACTAAATTTTAACTATAACGGTCCGGATATTTTTCGTAGATGGTACATTGATGGCAAAATTTATTATCATTTAATGATTGATAATGAAAAATCAAAAGATGGTATTCGTGAAATTCGTCAAATTGATCCTTTAAGAATTAAAAAGATTAAAGAAATAACCACAAAAATTGATAAAGTAAGTGGTGTAAAAACTTCAACGGTAAGTGGAGAATACTTTTTATACAGCGATGATTTTAATGGATCTCCAGGTACAGGAAGTACTACTTCAGGAATTAGAATTGATCCTAATACTGTTGTTTATGTTCCTTCTGGATTACTTGATGAAACAGGTAGTGTTTCCATATCATATTTGCATAAAGCAACTAAAATTGTAAACCAATTGCGTATGATGGAAGATTCATTGGTAATTTATCGTATGGCTCGTGCGCCTGAACGCCGTATTTTCTACATTGATATTGGTAATCTTCCAAAAGGAAAAGCGGAAGAATATGTTCAAGGCATTATGGCCAAATATCGTAACAAACTTGTTTATGATGTTTCGACTGGTGAAATGCGAGATGATCGCAAAACAATGACAATGCTTGAAGATTTTTGGTTGCCGCGCCGTGACGGTGGCAGAGGAACTGAAATTACAACATTACCTGGTGGAGAAAATTTAGGTCAAATTGATGATGTTATATTCTTCCAAAGAAAACTATACAATTGTTTAAATGTTCCACCAAATAGACTTGAAAGTGCCACAGCTTATAACATAGGACGCAGTACCGAAATTACAAGAGATGAAGTTAAATTTCAAAAGTTTGTTAATAGACTTCGTAAAAAGTTTTCTATATTGTTTATTGATATGCTGAAAATACAATTGATTCTTAAAGGTGTTATTACCATTGATGATTGGGAGGACATTAAAGAAAATATTGCTGTTGATTATCTTGAAGATAACTTTTTCAGTGAATTAAAAGACTTTGAAATTATGAATGAACGTATTACTATGTTTAATGCAATTGAAGATAAGATTGGCAAATACTATTCCGAAAAATGGGTTCGTTCTAATATTCTTAATCAATCGGATGAGGACATTGAAAAAATGGATGAACAAATTGCATTGGAAGCAGCTGCAAAACTTGAACCTAATGAACCTGAAAGTGATGATAGTTCCGATATGCCACCGGATGAAAGTGACATGGAAACATCAGACAATAATTATGATATGCCTGCAGATGATGAACAGGATAATAATTTCGAGCCAAGTTCACAAGATTCCGCAGCCGAGGAACCTGTGGCTGAACCTCAAGATATGGCTCCGCCGGCTGCTCCAGCACCCGATGTCAACCCAGCATAATAAAATTACACTATAAATAAAATACTATGGACACTAAAGAATTAATTCAAAATATAGTAAGCGGAGATTCAAGAGCGGCTGATGCTGCATTTAATGCGCTTATACAAGATAAAGCACGAACATTACTTGATATTAAAAAAGTTGAAATGACTGCTGATATCTACAATAAACAGGAAAAATAAAAATTCAGTTTCCAATTGAGTTTGTTTTTCCATTAATTTATTGCTATGAATAGAAAAAAATTACATTCTCAAATATCGGATTGTACACCGCAATTTAAAAACTTTTTTGCGTTTGCTTTGGATTATTTAAATGAGCATAATAAAACACTTGTAATTCATCCTGGTGAAAAAATTAGATATGGAGATGAACCGGGCGAATGTACAGGTTGGTGTGACGGTGATTCAATTGAAATTGCTCGTGAAATAAAATTATTTGAAGAAACGTTTGTTCATGAGTTTTGCCATATGATGCAGGCCGTTGAAGATGCGCATTGCTGGAACCAAAATCAAAAATCAACATTTTGGGATAATTTAAATCTTCCAGAAGATTTAAAACTTAATGATAATAGTGTAAATTTTTGGAATGAAACATATAAAGTAATTCGAGTTGAAAGAGATTGCGAAGCAAGAGTATTACAAATAAATAAGGAATGGCAAATGTTTGATTCTACTCTTTATACCAAACAAGCCAATGCTTATTTGTATTTTTACCATTATGTATATCTAACTCGTAAGTGGGAAGTGGCAACATCATTATATTGTGATGAAGTGCTAAAGGTAATGCCATCACAACTATGCACACTAAAACAGCTTAAAAGCATTGATATGAGTATTATGAATGTATATAATAAAGTGTTAAAAAATGCTTTTAGAAATATCGTTTTGTATAAATAGATTCTAATGAAGTTAATAACCGAACATACAGAAAATGTCAAATACTTTTCTGAATCAGTTGGACCCAATGGTGAAAAGAAATTTATCATTGAAGGTATTTTCATGCAAGCTGAACAGCTTAATAGAAACAGTAGAATTTATCCTAAAAGTGTTCTTGAAAGCGCCGTTGATCGTTACGTTACCAATTATGTTAATAAAGGACGTGCAGTAGGTGAATTAAATCACCCTGAATCACCAAGCATAAACTTGGATAAGGTTTCACATCGTATTACAAACCTTTCTTGGGACGGTAATGATGTTATTGGTAAAGCTCTTATACTAAATACTCCAATGGGGATTATTGTAAAAGGGTTGCTTGAAGGTGGTTGCCAATTAGGCGTATCAAGTCGTGGTATGGGAACAGTGGATAGCAAAAATGGTAAAACAACCGTTAATGATGATTATGTTCTTTCAACTGTTGATATTGTTCAAGATCCTTCTGCACCGTCTGCATTTGTCAACGGGATTATGGAAGGTGTTGAATATTTCTACGAAGGAAATTCAATCATTGCAGTTACTTCTGATAAGTACAAAAAAATAATTTCAAAAATGCCAACAAAACAATTGGCGGAACAACAAATACAACTTTTTTCAAATTTTCTTAAGGATATTAATCTTTAAGAACATTTACAAATTTTAAATTATGGATTAACAACAAGTTGTTGTAAGTGAACTATTACTATGGGAATAATTGAATAATATGAGACAGAAATTGAAAAACCTTTTGGTTGCTCGTTTCCTCTCCAAACAAACATTAAACAGTAAATAACAAATATATGTCAGTACAAAAACAAAACGATGTCATACAGGACATCACAGAACAATCGTTGCTTACTCTAGATGGTGTTGCCGAGGAAAATACAAAGCAAACCGTAAAAGAGGAAGTTGATAATTTTATTGCTGAACGCACTCTTAAAGAGAATTCGGCTGAGGTTATCGAAATTGCAAATAAAGTAAAAGAATACAAAAAAGGTGATAAAACCAACTTTGGTGTTGTTGTTGATGTTAGCTCATCCTCAATTACATTTAAAGCAAAAGATACACCAAAAACTAAAATCGTGTTTAATCAACGCAAAATGGGAAGCAAAGATTATGTTCTTTCCTCACTCAAAAAAATGAATGAAGGTATGGATTATAGAGAAGGTTCAGATATTTCAAAAGACATCTTAGATGTGATGTTATCAAAGCCATTTTCAGAATGGGTTATATCCGATATGGAGTCATATCATGAAGGTGGAGGAGGAGCTGCGAAGAAACAAATTTTAAAAGATCTTGCTAAATTTTTCAAGAATATTAAAATTTCAAATGAATCGCTTTTAAAGGTAATGGATAGCGACCGATTCCTTCAATGGTATAGCGGTACTTTTGAAAAATTTGCCGATAATCAAAATAATGAAAGAATGAAAAAAGAAATATTAAAGGATATTTCTAGATTTTTCAAAATGAATGAGAGCATGGATTATATGGGACAAATTGAAGAGAATGCTTATCTGGATAAATTGAAAAAATTAAATCCAGGTTGGGATCCTGAGAGTGCCAAAGGTGATTTCCAAAATGAGTATGATCCGGATGATGCTGAGGATGCTGAAGATCATGCCGATTATTTGAAGAGTGCCGATAAGTTTCTTGATGATATTTCTTCTTTTAATCCTGGAGTCAAAATTGGAGATTGGGTGGAAATTTATATTCAAAATTCACCAGTTCGATCAAAAATAGGCATCGGTAAAATTGTTGCCGAAACAACTGTGAAAGGTCACGATTATGGTTATATGGGTTATAAAGGCCCAAGCAATATTCCAGCCTGGAAAGTTAAGGGTTTTGTTGAAGATGTTAATGGTGACTACAACGAAAAACAACCTAATGATTATGTTATGTTTAATGGAAAGACATACATGAATATTGGTAGCGGCTTATTTTACATTCAACATGAAGAAAATCAAAAAGATAAATTTAGAAAACTTTCTCAGCAAAATTTGAAGGTTGTAACTATCAATGAAAATTCCGAAATGGATGACGAAGAAGAAATGACTGAAATGGATGAAAAATATCAAACACAAGGTCACGATCCAAACTATAAAAACGTCGGTATTCTATATGATGGAAAAGGAATTAAAGTAGGTACGACTTACCAATTCCTATACGATGAAGATCAA